ACGCCGGCGAAGCCCAAGGGCATCAGCCTGATCGAGACCTACTTCCTCGCGAGTGATCAGCGCTATTATTGGGTCCCCTGCCCTTTCTGCGGATTCATGCAACCCCTCGTTTGGCGCGATACCGGGCAATTTCTACCCCCGACTGAGACGAGCAAATATTTCGGAAAAAACGTTCATCGTGTCCGATGGGAAAAGGATGCCCACGGAGCCCCGGTCCCGGGAAGTGTTCGCTACCATTGTGCGCAGTGCGATCGCGGAATTGAAGAAAAGCACAAGCAGCCCATGCTCGACGCCGGGCAATGGCGCGCGCGATTCCCAGGCCTGTGCGACATCGAGGGATTCAAGCGCCCTGGGTTCCACCTCAATGCGCTCTATTCCCCCTGGAAGGGCACCGTCTGGTCCGCGATGGCCCAGGAGTGGTTTGATGCCAAGGATGATGCAGAGAAAACCAGAACCTTCATCAACCTGCGCCTCGGAGAGACCTTCGACGAGGGTGGAGGCGCTACCCTCGATGAGAACGTCCTCGCGGCTCGGCTGGAAAAATATCCCCTGTCGCCGGCGCCTGGTACCCTTGAGCCCTGGCAGATGCACGCGGTGCCCGATCGATGCTGTCTGCTGGTCAGCCAGGCCGACATCCAGGAGGGACGCATCGAGGCTCAGACGATCGGATTCGGCCCCGGCGAAGAGTCGTGGCTGATCTCCTACGAGGTGTTCTGGGGAGATCCCGGAGTTCTCATCGACGTCGAAACCGGTATCAGTGTATGGGCCGAACTCGATAAATTTTTTCTTCGTGAATACACGCACGAGTCGGGCGCCCGGATGCGTGCTGCGATTTGTCTCGTGGATTCCGGGGATCAGACGGACGCGGTCTATGAATACGTTCTGCCCCGTCAGATCCCGCAGCGCCGCGTCTATGCAATCAAGGGCGTCGAGTACCTATCTAAACCAGGTCTCGCCCAGGAAGGAACGGCCAAGCGCCACCATATCCGGCTCTGGAATATCGCGACATCTGCCGCCAAGGACCGCATCTATTCGCGCCTCAAAATCCCGCCTGACCCAAACGGAGCTCCCAAGCCTGGATACCACCACCTCCCCGAGTGGGTAACGGACGAATATTTGAAGCAGCTCGCCTCCGAACAGAAAATCCCCGTCCGAAATAAGCGCACGCGCAGGGTGCGAAAGCAGTATGTGCAGGTTTATTCGCGCAATGAGGCCCTCGATCTAACCGTGTACGCTCATGCGGGTCTGTTTATTCTGCAGAACTTCATCGACCCGATCACATTTCGGAATCTCGATCGTATGCTCGAGCTCCTCCGCCAGGCTGGCGGCCGCGGCGGTGCCGCATCAGGCAGCCCTTCCCCCTCCCGCCCACGATCAGGCAGGCGGATCCTCTCCCAAGGGGTCAGACTTTAGTTCGAGCCACCTATAAAAAATTGGGTTTGCCCTCCTAATTCGGTTCATGCCAATTTCCAGCCATGGCCGGATTAACACTCGCACACGCAGAAGCCCAGCTTGCATTGTGGTTGGATGCTGACGCCAAGGTATCGCAGCGGCAGATGTGGAGCCACCAGGGACGGTCGTTCTCCGCAGCCGATGCTGGGGAGATCCGCGCCAACATCGAGTTCTGGGACTCGCAGTGCAAGCGACTGGACCGCGGCGGTCCCCGGTTACGCGGAGTCATCCCGGCATGACAAATCCGAAGCCGTTACTGAAGGACAACTTGGTGGACCGTGCGGTGCGGTACGTAGCACCCAGGGCGGCCGCCAAACGTATGCAGGCTCGCCTGCAGATGGCCGCCGTGGAGGGCTACATCGGAGGATATGCCGGCGCCAGCCCCCGTCGTTCAATGGCACGATGGGTCACGCCCAATGCTGATGCCGATGCGGCCAGTCTGGGCGATCTGGCTGCACTGCGCAACCGGAGTCGGGATCTCGTCCGGAATGTGCCGATCGCCGCAGGCGCCATTTCCACGGCCGTAAACGGAACGGTCGGCACGGGACTGGCGCTCCAGGCTCAGCCCGACTGGGAGCAGCTCGGCCAATCCCCGGAATGGGCCGCCGCCTGGAAGAAACGGACCGAGTCGGAATATCGGTTATGGGCGGATTCGACCTACTGCGATATCACCCGGACGCAGAATATGTATGGACTCCAGGCCCTCGCGTTCAGGAGCTGCCTCGAGAGCGGCGATGTCGTGGTTTTGCTGCCGATGCCTGAGCGCCTCGCGGGCGCTACATACCGGCTTCGAATTCAACTGATCGAGGCAGACAGGCTGGCAAATCCCTCGAAGACCTCCCGGGACGGCACACTGGTCAACGGAAATCCGGTGTTTGCTGGAGTCGAAAAAGACTCCTCGGGAGCGCCCGTCGCCTACCACATCCTGCGCAATCATCCCGGGAATGCCGCCGGTGTCACCGAGTGGAAGACGGATCGCTACGAGGCTTTTCACCCCGTCAATGGTCGCCGCAATGTCCTGCACCTCTTCGATCGTCTGCGCCCGGACCAAAGCCGAGGTGTGGTGTACCTGGCACCCGTGATCGAGATGCTGCACCAGATCGGCAAGTATACAGATTCCGAGCTGATGGCGGCGGTAATCAGCTCGTTTTTCACCGTGTTCGTCAAGACGCCCGCGGGGGAGGCCCTGAATCCACTCGCCTCTGCGGCAGCCTCGGCATCCGGAATACTCCCGGAGTCCTCTGATGACTCCTCGAGTGGGGAGGATAAACCGCTCGAGCTCGGCAATGGGATCGTGGCCGAACTGGCCCAGGGGGAGGAGATTGAGATCGCGGATCCGAAACGGCCCAACGTGGCCTTCGATGCGTTCGTGATGGCGATGTTCCGGCAGGTTGGCGTGGCTCTCGGGCTGCCCTATGAGGTCCTGATCAAGCATTTCACGGCGAGCTACAGCGCAGCGCGCGCAGCTCTGCTAGAAGCCTGGCGCTTCTATCTGAACCGGCGCCACTGGCTGGCCCTGACGTTTTGCCAGCCCATCTACGAGGCCTGGCTCGACGAGGCGGTCAGCATCGGTCGCATCCAGGCGCCCGGCTACTTCGCCAATCCCGCGATACGACAGGCATACCTCGCCTGCGAGTGGATCGGTGATGCGCCGGGCAGCGTGGATCCCCTCAAGGAAGTGCAGGCAGCCAAGCAGCGAATCGAGCTGGAGGTCAGCACGCGCCAGCAGGAAACCATGGCGCTCACCGGACAGGTCTGGGAGGACGTTCATGCACAGACGGTGCGTGAGCAGCGCATGCGCGAGCGCGATGGCATAGGCGCGTCGTCTCCAAGCACGCCCGAGACGCCATCTCCGGATCCCAATCCGGACCCCGATGATGACGGCGACAGCGACCTGGAAACCAAGCCCGGGAGAGGGGGGCGGCGATGAGGGTGACGGATGTGCTCACAAGTCCATGGGCGATCCTGCCGGCACGGCTTCAGGAGATCTGCGCCATCTACCAGGCCCACGCCCACGGTCAGAAAGCCGATCTGGCCGCGATTGAGGCGGCCATCGCCCGCAATCTGGATAACGAGCAGAAGGGGTACGAAGTGATCGACCGCGTGGCAGTGGTCCCCCTCGAGGGAGTCATCGCCAAACGCATGAACCTCTTCTCCCGGATCAGCGGCGGTGTGAGCACGCAGTTGTTTCAGCGCGATGTGTTGGCCGCCGCCGACGATCCCGAGGCGCACAGCATCGTGCTCCTGGTCGACAGCCCCGGCGGCACCGTGGATGGTACCCAGGCGGCTATGCAGGCCATCCGGACCGCACGCCAAAAGAAGCCGGTCGTTGCGGTAGTCGACGGCCTGGGCACGAGTGCTGCCTACTGGATCGCGAGCGCGGCCCAGAGGATCTACATCGTCGACGACACCACCGAAGTTGGCAGCATCGGCGTGGTGGCCACCCACATCGACCAGAGCGCCGCCGAGGAGCGCGCCGGCCTCAAGTACACGGAGATCACCGCCGGGAAATACAAGCGGATCGCAGGCGCGCACGCTCCCCTCACACAGGAAGGCCGCGCATCGATCCAGGACCAGGTGGACCAGATCTACACGATATTCGTAAACGACGTGGCCGACAACCGCGGCCGGGACGTTGAAACAGTGCTGAATGACATGGCGGATGGGCGGTTGTTTATCGGGCGGAAGGCAGTGGAATCCGGGCTTGTCGACGGGATCCGCAGCCTGCAGGCGGTTATCGCCGACCTGAATGACCCTCAAAGCCAGGACAAACTCGGCGCACACGCGCCCAAAACAGGAGGACGGACAATGGAAAAAGTCATGATTTGCGGCGTGGAGTGCACGACACAGGAAGCAGTCGACAGTGCCGTGACGGCCGCGATGGACAAGGCCCGCGCTGAGAGCCAGGCGAAGGCGGCGGCCGACAGCGAACAGGCGGTGGCTGCTGCCAAGCAGGACGGAATCACCGCCGGCGCAGCCGCCGAGCGGGCCCGGATTCTGGCAGTGGAAGAACAGTCGATGCCGGGCCACGAGTCGCTGGTGGCGGAAATGAAGGCCGACGGAAAGACCACGGGACCGGAAGCCGCAGCCAGGATTCTGCAGGCCGAGAAGGCGAAGATCGCATCGACCTCACAGGCGCTGATCGACGGAGCTCCGAAGTCCGCGCAGGCTGCCGAGCGCCCGGCCGAAACACAGCCCGCGGATGCCAAGGCCATCGCCAGCCAGGCCCGGGAGTATGTCGACACCGAGGCGAAGGCGGGCCGCAAGGTCAGCTACGCGGCTGCGGTGGCGCATGTCACAAAACAGTAGTAGGCAGTTGGTGCAGTCAAACGAAAGGATACGGTTATGAATCCATTACTGATCAAGAACTACACGGCTGTGGGTCCGATCGGAGCCAATCTCATCGTGAAGCAGCTCGCCGACGACACCGTGGTACCGGCCGCCGCCGCGGCCGATTTCTTGCATGGCGTGACCACCCATGTCCCGTCGGCCAATGGCGACCCCTGCGATGTCATCCTGTCCGGCATCGCCTACGTAAAGTCCGGCGGTATCGTTCCCCGCGGCTCCCAGATCACCTCGGACGGCAACGGCAAGGGGATTGTAGCTGCCGATGGCGAACGGGTGATCGGGGTCGGCCTGGCGGACGCCGTGCTCGACGATCTCTTCCCCGTGCTGGTCATCCCGGGGAGCTGCGCCGGAGCGTCGGTCGCCGG